GGAGCATATATAGGGAACAAAGGGGAACAGGGGAACAAAGGGGAACAAAGGGGAACGCGCAGAAATTTGCAGACAGCGTAACCAAAGCGGGCCGCAGCGTCGGCACCCGCGCGCAACTGCCGACAGCCAGCGCCGCCCCGCAGAAACGGCGCTACCAACGTAGACGACTAAACCCCGCGTGTAGACACTGCGCGGGCAATGTCAAAGCCCAAGTCGACCCCCACCGGTACGCCGCGCATCGTGCGCAAGGCGCCCGTTGTCGTTGAGTGGTCGAAAGCCGGACTCGTCAAGCTGGCCGGCAAGGCCAAGGTCGCGCGCATGACGCGCGCAGGGCTGGAAAGCGCCGCGCTTAAGTCGTTCGAGATGGTGGGGGCTGAAACCTACCTAGCCGGCGTCGCGAAGATGCACCCGAGCGTCTACCTGCCGTTTATCGGCAAGCTGCTATCGAACCGCTCGGAAGTGAGCGGGGTCGACGGCAATCCTGCCGTGGTCATCGTCGCGGGTAGCGCCGAGGACTTGCTGTGAGCGGGTTCGCCTTGACGGCCCGCCAAAGCGCGGCGCAGGCAGTTCTTGCGGGTCTGGCGATGTGGGCAATGCTGTTCGGGGGCGGTCGGTCGGGCAAGACGTTCCTGGTGCTGCGCGCGATCATCCTGCGCGCGCTCAAGGCGCCCGGCTCGCGTCACCTTGTCGTGCGGCATCGCTTCAACCACCTAAAGGGCAGCGTGATCCTGGACACGCTGCCGCGCGTGATGTCGCTGTGTTTCCCGAACGTGGACTACACGCTGTCAAAGACCGATTGGTACATGACGCTGCCCGGCGGGTCCGAAGTGTGGTTCGCCGGGCTGGACGACAAGCACCGCACCGAGAAAATCCTCGGGTTCGAGTTCGCGACGATCTACGTCAACGAAGCGTCGCAAGTGTCTTGGGCGTCGGTGCAGGTACTGCTGACGCGCTTGGCGCAGCGCGCTGTGCGCGTTGATGGCTCGTTGCTGCCGCTGCGGATGTGGTTCGACTGCAACCCCCCGTCTAAGGCGCATTGGTCCTTCAAGGTATTTCGACAGAACGTCGATCCAGAGACAGGCAAGCCGCTACCGGGTGAGCGCGCGTGCGTGCAGATGAACCCATCCGACAACGCCGCCAACCTGTCGCCGGGCTACTTGGACTCGCTCAAGTCGCTGTCGGCCCGCATGCAACGGCGCTTCGTGGATGGCGAGTTCGCGGACGCGACGCCAAACGCCCTTTTTGATGAAGCGGACATCGACCGCTGGCGCGTGCTGGACGGTGCGGTGCCCGAGTTCACGCGCGTGATTGTCGCGGTGGACCCGAGCGGTAGCGGCGACACGGACAACGCGGACAACGACGCCATTGGCATCGTGGTCGCCGGGCTCGGCACGGACGGTAACGCGTACCTGATCGAGGACTTGACCCTCAAGGCGGGCCCCGCGACGTGGGGCCGCATCGCGGTGCAGGCGTGGCAGCGGCATAGCGCCGATGCGATCGTCGCCGAGATGAACTTCGGGGGCGACATGGTGCGCGCCACGATCCAGACTGCGGCGAAAGCGCTCAACGTGCGGCCCGCGTTCAAGAAAGTTACCGCGAGCCGCGGCAAGGTGCAACGCGCCGAGCCCTTCAGCGCGCTCTACGAGCAAGGCAAGGTCCGTCACGTCGGGGTGTTCGTCGAACTTGAAGACGAGCTTTGCGCGTTCTCAAGCGCGGGCTACACCGGGGCCACGTCGCCGAACCGCGCCGACGCCGCGATATGGGCGCTTGCAGAACTGTTCCCGGCGCTGGTGGGCCAGCGCGAAAAGAAAGAATTTGAGATGCCCGAACCCGCCGCGCACTGGATGGCCGCATGAACGTCGCCCTGCTGATCCTCGCCGCCGCCTTCGTCGCTTTCGTGATGAGTGAAATCGAATGAGCAAAGCCGAGCAAGACAAGCACGCCCGCGCGAAAAAGCGCTACGAGGACGCCTGCGAAGTGTGGGGCGACCAGCACAAGCGCATGCGCGAGGACTTGGAGTTCTCCAACCCCGCCGACCCGAAGCAATGGGCGGACGACGCGCGCGAACTACGCCGCGGGCGCGTCATGCTGACGCTGGACCGCACTAATCAGTACATCGTGCAGGTTGTCAACGACGCGCGGAAGAACAAGCCCGGCATCACGACGGCGCCTGCGGATTCGAAAGGCGACCCCGCTGTAGCGCAAGCGCTGGACGGGATGTTCCGGCATATCGAGTACCGCTCGCGCGCGCCGATCGCGTATGACACCGCCATAGACCACTCGGCCCGCGTCGGGCTCGGCTGGCTGCGCGTCGTGCCCGAGGTAATTCGCGCCGACACGAACGAACAAGAAATCTGCATCAAGCGCGTGCACGACATGCTTAGCGTGATGACGCTCGGCGGGACCGAGCCGGACGGGTCCGACATCACGGACGCGTTTGTCACGTCGCGCATGACTAAGGCGGAGTTCAAGCGCGCGTTCCCGAAGGCCGACGCTTCGCCATGGACCACGGATGGCCGGTGGTTCTTCGAGGACGAAGTGACCATCTGCGAGTGGTTCTACATCGAAGAGAAAGAAAGCAACCACATCCGCACCGAAAACGACGCTGGCGAGGGTTTCACGCTATCGGAAGAGGACTATTGGGACTTGGCCCGGAAGGTGGGCTATGCGCCCAAGGTTGTCGAGTCGTTCACCGCGACCGAGCGCGTCGTCCATTGGTGCAAGCTCAACGGCGCCGAAGTCTTGGAAGAGACAACCTTTCCGAGCCGCTGGATTCCGGTTGTGCCGGTGCTCGGGTTCGAAACGTGGATAGACGGCAAGCGACAACTATGCGGCGTGACACGCCGGCTGATGGAGTCGCAGCGCGCGTACAACTACGAGCGCTCGGCGCTGGTGGAAGCCATCGCGCTGCAGCCGAAGGCGCCTATCCTGGTGCCGGTTTCGGGCGTGGAGGGCCATGACAAGGCGTGGAGCAGTCTGAACAAGGGGTCGCCCGCCTACCTGCCGTACAACCACATCGACGGTGAGGGCAACACTATCCCGCAGCCGGCCCGCTTGGCGCCGCCCACGTTCCCCACAGCGTTCGCCCAAGCCGGGCAGCAGGCCCTGGCCGACATGGAATCGGCGATCGGCATGTACCGCGCCAACCTCGGCGCCCCGAGCAACGAAACCAGCGGCCGAGCCATCCGCGCGCGTCAGGAAGAGGGCGATACAGCCACCTTCCACTTCGTCGACAACCTGTCGCGCTCGATCGAGCACCTTGGGCGGATCGTGGTCGACATGATCCCGCGCCTGTACGACACGAAGAGGCAGGTTCGCATTCTCGGGAACGACGGCGCGCAAGACGCTGTGACGATCGACCCGGAAGGCCCGGCGGTGCAGCGGCAAGGCAAGAAGCTAGTCGCCATCAACCCGGGCGTTGGCGACTATGACGTGCGCGTGATTGCGGGTGCGAACTACACAACGCAGCGCCAAGAGGCCGCGGACGGCATAACGCAGATTCTGCAGGCCGCGCCGCAGTACACCCCCGTACTAGGCCCCGCGCTGGTGAAGCTGCGCGACTGGCCGGACGCGGAGAAGTATTCCCGCATGATGGTCGCAATGGCGCCGCCGGAGGTTCAGCAGGCCATCAGCGCGGCGGAAGAGGGCGACGACAACCCCGAACAGTTGCAGCAGCAAGTGTCGCAGCTACAGCAACAGTTGATGCAAATGCAGCAACAGGGGCAGCAACTGAACGACGCGATGGGCCAAGCCGCGCAGCAGATGCAGACGCTGCAGGCGGAGAACCAAGCGCTTAAGGCCGACAAGTCGATCGACGCGCGCAAGCTGGAAGTCGACGCCGAACTGAAGGCGCGCGAGCTTCAGATTGACGCAGTGCGCGCGGAAACCGAACGCATGCAGGCCGAAGCCGCCGCGATGCGCCCGATCCCGCCCGAACTGGCACCCGTGGACCTGGCGCAATGACCACGCACGCAGGCCACGCGCCGCATCCGGCCCGCCCTTCGGTGCGGGGCCATGTGCCGTTTGACCTGTTCCACGCCGATGACGACATCGACGCGGATTACCCGACCGACAGCGACATCGCGGACGCGATTGCCGCTGTCGAACCCTACTTGCCGGGGGACGACGGCATTGGACACAACGACGAGACATGACCACAGATACCGCAATTCTTGAAGCGCAACCCGTACAGCCGGTCGCCAATCTCGATCCGCAGGCCCTGCCTGCAGCCGAGCAAGGCACGCCGGGTGAACAGCAGGCCGCGCAGGGTGAGCAAGAGGCCGACAAGCCCGCGCTGACACCCGAGCAGCGCGCCATGCGCAAGATGGAACGACGTATCCACACATTGACGGCCGGGCGTGGCGCCGCGCAACGTGAGGCAGAGATGCTTCGCGAGCGCATCGCCGCGCTGGAAACGCAGCGCCCGGCCCAAACGCAGCAAGAGAGTGACGAATCGCCGCAACAGCGGCCGGCAATCGACCCGAAGGAAATCGACCGCATCGCCACGCAGCGCGCCGACGAAATCGCGCGCAATCGTGACATCGCGCGGCGGGCTTCGGACGTTATGAAAGCTGGCAGCAAATTGGACGGGTTCGACGATGCCGTGAATACGGTCGCAGAGGAAATCCCCTTTGCCGATCGCGCGGGTCGCCCTACACCCTTCATTGAAGCCGTTCTCGACTCTGAGGCCCCGGCCGCGATCCTGCATTACCTCGGGAACAACCCCGACGAAGCCGCAGAGTTCGCCGACCTTGGCCCTGCACAAATCGGACGGCGCATCGCCAAACTTGAAGCCAAGTTGAGCGCTGCGCCCAAGCAACAAACCAGCAACGCGCCGAAGCCCCTCAAGCCCGTGCAGCCGAACGGAGCGGGTGAAAAAGACCCGTCCCGCATGACTGACGCGGAGTTTGCAGCGTGGCGCAAAGCGCAAATCGCAAAACGTTAAAGGACTCCTACCGTGAGTAATACCCTCCTGACCGTCGATATGGTCACGCGCGAATCGCTGCGCGTCGCCCACGAAACGGCCCAATTCATCCCGACCACCGATCGCCAGTATGACGATTCGTTCGCCAAGGCGGGCGCGAAGATCGGTTCCAGCCTGCGCGTGCGCAAGGCGAATCAGTACGTCCGCACTCAAGGCTCTCGCGTCATGGACGTGCAGGACCAAGACGAATCGAACGGCACCATCACCGTGGCTGTGCAAGATCACGTCGACATGCGCTTCAATTCCGCCGAATTGGCCCTGACCATTGACGACTTCAGCAAGCGCTACATCGAACCGGCTGTCAAGGTTCTGGTGTCGGGCATCGAAGCCGACTTCTTGGCAGCGTCCACGAAGGCGACTTACAACGTCGCCGGTACCGCGGGAACCGCAATCACCGACCTGACCGCCCCCGGTCTGGCTCGCGCCAAGCTGAACAAGTACCTTGCCCCCAAGGGCGCGCGTGCTGTGCAGATGGAATCGGTTGCTATGGCGGGACTCGTGAAGGGCGTCGCTGCCTACTTCGCACCGAACGGCGATATCTCGAAGCAATACCGCGAAGGGCAAATCGCCCGCACGCAGATGGCGGACTTCTACGAAAACGAGCGCGTCTGGACGCTGACCAACAGCGACGATGTGACGGCCGACACGGACGCCGCAGCGCTGGTGACGGATGGCGGAAGCACGATCGACATGCACACTCTGCTGCCGGTTGCCAAGCAATCGGTCGGTCAAGTGTTCACGATCGCGGGCGTTTACGCCTGCCACCCGGAAACGAAGGCCGCGTACTCGCATCTGCAGCAGTTCACCATCACTGCAATCGGCGCGACAACCACGACCGTCAGCCCGGCGTTCTACCTGACCGGCGCGAAGAAAAACGTCGTCTCTTCGACTGGCGCTACTTTGGCAACTACCGACTTCAACGCCAAGACGTTGACGTTCGTGGGCGCCGCCAGCACCAGCTACGCGCAGCATCTGATGTACCACCCGGAAGCGTTCCAGTTCGTGACGGCCGATCTGCCGATCATGGACGACGCGTCCAAGTGCGTGCGTCGCATGCAAGACGGTCTGTCGATGCGTGTGTGGCAAGCGTCGGACATCCGCAACGACGAGCAACTGATGCGTATCGACATCCTTTACGGCTTCGCCGCGCTGCGCCCCGAGTGGGCCTGCCGGATGATCGGCGCCGCGAACTGATGACCTAGGCTGCGCGGCGTCGACCGATCGACGCCGGCAGCCGACAACCGACAACTGAAAGGACAATTTTCATGGCCTCTTACGAACGTCTCGACTATGGCTCGCCGGATGGCTGCCAAGTCGGCATCGCCGCCACCGACAAGGTGGGCTTTTACGGCGCCGTGCCGGTGGTGCAGCGTGCATCCGCCTTCCAAGCCGCCTCGGTGGTTTCCGTGTCTTCGAACATCACGGTAGCTGCCAGCTTAACCGCTTGGATCGTCGAAGTGACGAACACCCTGGCCGGGCTTGGCCTGTGGAAGGGCACCGCTTGATTCTGTGACCCTGTGATGTGGCGGCGCGCCTAGCCGGGCGCCGCCAATTTCCTAACAACCGAAAGGGACGACCATGATCGAAGCTATCTACCTCGCCGCGAAAGACGAAATCGTTGCTTGGGTCAAAGAACCCCGCGTCTACATCGCCCTCGCTGTCGGCTTCGTCCTGGGCGCCATCGTTCTGTGATTGCCCAAGACGACACCCGCACCGCGATTCGCGATGCGCTGCCCGCAACGAGCACCCCGCAGCGTGCGGTGCTTGCGGTAGGCAGCGGCAATGACGTGGGCGAGTATTGGGAGGGCTACGCGGTAACGCGCCTTGACATCGACCCGAGCACCGCGCCGGACATCGTTGCATCCATGACAAACATGGGCGAAATCGGCCCCTTCGACATCGTGTACTGCTCGCACGCGCTAGAGCACCTGTACCCGCACGAAGTGCCGCAAGCGCTCGCGGAGTTCTACCGCGTGCTTGCCCAGGGTGGCTCTGCTGTCGTGCTCGTGCCCGACCTAGAGGGCGTGCCGGCAACGGATGACGTTCTGCCGGGGTCCCCGGGCCTGTGCGGGCTGCATCTGTATTACGGCGACGCGCGGGAGATACCCGAGCACCCGCACATGGCGCACCACTGCGGGTTTGTCGCCTCGACACTGCGCGCCGCGATGCAGGCCGCGGGCTTTGCGGTCAAGACGCAGCGCATGCACGCCTATAACCTGCTGGCTATCGGGGGCAAGGCGTGAGCGAGAAAAAGAAAATCGTTTTCTGCCTGCCGGTTTGGGGCCAGCCGTTCCAAGCCACGCTAGATTCGCTGGCGGCATCGCTGCCGCTGATCGAAGCGGCCGGGTACGCGCACGGCATCGCGCAGATAGCCAATATGCCGTACATCAGCGCCGCGCGCGCGACGATGCTGCGCAGCGCGCTTGACGCCAAAGCCGACATGGTTGTGTTCATCGATCACGACGTGTCATGGCGCCCCGCGGACATGCTCAAGTTGGTGCAGACCGAGGGCGACGTAGTTGCGGGCACGTACCGCTGCAAGATAGACGACGAGCAATACATGGGCGTACTTGAAACCACGCCCGACCTTCGGCCCGTCGCGCGTGAGAGTGACGGCGCCTTGCTGGCGAAGCTCGCCCCGGCGGGCTTTCTCAAGGTGACGAAGGAAGCCGTCGACACGTTCATGATGAAGTATCCCGACCTGTGCTACGGGCCGATGTATCACCTA